TAGCCATTCAAGACGCACTGGAAGATTTGCTAGACAAGTCTTTCGAACGGGCTTACGTCATTTCCAACAGCCAAAAAGATGTACCGTTAGGCAAGTGGTACATTATGAGTGCAGGTGAAACAAATACAAAAATCGGTAATGCTGATTTCGGGCAACTTGATATCTTTTTGGTTTATCAAAAAGGATTGCCGGCATCTACTTCAGCAAACCCCGACCCGATGAGAAATTATGAATTTGTCGATGACTGTTTGGACGAAGTGGAATCGGTAAAAAGACTGTTCAGGGAACCGAACGAAGACGATAATTTGGCAGGGGCTTTAACCTCTTGTGGGGATTATGGAACTCTTGCCGGTTTTTCGTTTGTTTCCTTCACCAATGAACCGATGCTTGATCCAAATCTGTTCCGCGACAATGGCGTGTTTTCTTCAATTATCCGTTTAACTTACAAACCATAAAGGGTTTTATTGATGACCGTAGGAAAGAATTATCCCGTCTATGTCAACGATGGTACTTATTCCTCGCCGGAATGGATTCGTCTTTGCCGAATCAGCGAAGTATCCATTTCACGCAGCAAATCGACCAATGACGTTATGCTTCATTGTTCGGCAAGCAAGAAGAAAGCCATTGGGTACAAAGAAAATTCTGTCACCATGAAATACACGGTTAAGAAGACGACCGCTACCGGCGTTACCGATACCGTGTTCGACATGATTTCTGACAGTTTCGAAAACGACACTGTTCTCGATATGGCATTTATGAACGGGACGTTGACCGCAAGTACAACCCGTCAAGGCTATCGAGGGCCAATGATTTGTACGAAACTGGATCGTTCCCAAGCCGATGAAGAAGCGGTAACATACGATCTTGAATTTGCCGAAGTTGAAGATGAACAAAGTGGCAACATTTGGGATTTCGGCCCTTATCAAGTTGTCACCGGAGCTTAGTTTCAGTTTTTTAGCCAATAGGTCGCCCAAACTATATGACTAGCACAGTAAAAATCGGGGAACACAACTACAAGTTTCTGTTCTTGGTAAGCGATGCCCGCCGCCTAAAAGCGGCAGGCATCGATATTTTTGATGCCAAGAAATACGAAATGTTGTTTTCCAACTTAATGAGTCAATTCGATTTAATTTCTGAATTCTGCTTGCCGCAGATTCAGGCAAACAACACTTCCGTTGAAGACTTCTTGGATTGTCTTGTCAAGGAGGATGGAAAATTCTCTGAAGCAATGGAGGCGATGGTTTCGGGATTGGAAAATTTTTTCCGAAACGTAGGTCAAAACGCAATGCAAACCGTGGTGAAACGGTCGAGGGAGCTAGCGATGTTGGTGGAGGAAAAGAAAACCAAGAAACTGCTCGATCCGAAAGTACAGATAGCAATCGAAAAAGAACTCGAAAGAAAAGAAAGAGAAATAGACATAAATCTAGCTCGGGTAGCATCTGGCGAGATATCTTTGCTTGCGCAGCAATCATCGGAATAGAACCCTGGAACTACACGTATCGAGAACTTGTCTTTTCGGCCAAACAAAGATTAGCGTTTGATTTTGACCGGTCAGCGGTTGTTGTCGCAGCGTTAAGTTCCAAGCCAATTCGTCCTATCGATCTAAATCCATACCGCAAAAAAATGGTAGCCAAAATGTCGGTCGAGGAATTCACTTCTTCGGTATCAAGACGTTATGAATCCATGAAACGCAGGGGTGAAGTAAAAATCGATATGATTCCGATGGATAGAATCAAAAATGACTTGGTTTAAAAACAAAGTACCGAAGTCTTTAAGACCGTTTAAAAACCTCGGTAAAAACTTTCGACCCCATTTGCGAGTCGAAAGATTGTTTTTTGACCGGGCAAAAGTCATTACCATGATCGGCAAAAAGAACGCCGCCGCAATGTCGCGGGTGGGTGCGTTCATTCGCCGAAGGGCTCAAACTCGCATTTTGTTGCGAAGAAAAGGCCCTTCAACCCCTGGAAGCCCACCCCATGTTCATGCACCCGCAGGAGAGAAATTTAAGACCCTACGCAACATCCATTTTGAATACCATAAATACATGGAGCAATTGGTTGTTGGGCCTCATCCCGTAGCCACGAAAGGCAATCGTGCCGTTCTTGCAGCGGGAAATACTGTACCCCAGATTCTTGAATTTGGGGGTGGGGTACAAATCAAAGAAGAGAAGCCCGAAGACACCCCAAACGTAACCTACGAATGGAGGAAAGAAGGGGTTTACAATAACCCGGCAAAAAGGGCGAAGCCTAAGCGTAAAAAGAAATTTGGGGCGAGAAGATCGCCGCCAAGGCGTAAATGGCAGAAGATGAAAAAGTTCAACAAGAACAAGCCTCTTCTAAAAAGAGTACGCCGGGCAAGAATACAAAAACGTCCTTTTATGGCAGTTGCTTTGCGGCAGGAAATCGCAGCGGGTACAATTCCGAAACAATGGGGAAGTCAAGTTTTAGGGGGCTAGTGCTATGTCGGCAACAATGGCGGGAAAAGCATATGTTTTGCTAACCCTTCGGGATAACGTTACACAATCCCTAAAAGCCGCAGAAAAGAAATTTCAAGAATTTGGGACTTCAGTTTCCATATCCTCCGGATTGGCATTTGCCGGTTCGTCGGCAGCTATTGCTTGGCCTTTGAAACTTTCTAGCGATATGGAGCAAGTTACCACAAGCTTCAGAGTCTTTTTGGGGTCAGCGGATAAAGCGACCGCATTGGTAAAAACGCTCGATCAAATATCGATTGAAACACCTTATGAATTAGCGGATTTGGCCGAATCTGCTAGGCTCATGCTTGCATCACGTTTAAGTGATACCCAATTGCCCGATATGCTTGCAATGATTGGCGATATCGCTCAAGGTGACAAAGACGCATTGTATTTGCTTTCAAAAGCGTTTGCCGATTCTACGCAAAAAGGAAAGCTTATGGCTCAAGAGTTAAACCAGTTTCTAAACTCTGGTTTTAACCCGCTTATGATTATGGCAGAAGAGAACGTTAAAAAGTTTGGTGGCACTGTCGATCAACATATGAATTCATTGTATAAACAAATGGAAAACGGGGCTATTTCTGTTTTTGATATTGCCGAAGCGATGCGAATCGCAACGTCTGAAGGTGGACGTTTTCACGGTATGCAAGTGGAACAGGCTCAAACGCTCAAAGGTCTAGTCTCTACTCTTTGGGATTATATCAATCGAGGACTTCGAAGCTTCGGCGATGCACTATTGCCAATCGCCAAAGAATTCGTTCGTATAGGTATTGGAATTACCAATTACATTTCTGCTTTAGGTAATCGGTTTAAGTGGCTTCTTCGTATTGTCGGCATTGCCATTGCTGTTTTTGCCGGCATTATGTTTGTTTTCACTATGATTGGTGGCACTGTATTAACACTTTCTTTTGCTTTCGGAATGCTTGCATCGATCATAGGCGTTGTGTTTTCGCAAACGTTTTTGATCCTCATGGCAGTTGCCGCAGCAATCGGTATCGTTGCCGCGATTGTCTACTATTTCCGAAATGAGATATATGGGCTTGCCAATGCGATGTATATGCTTTGGCAACCGGTTATCGATTCGATGTATGAAATCGGCCAAATTATCAACGATACGATGTATGCGATCATTGAGGCTTTGGGGCAGGGGAAAATCGAAGAAGCCGCACAGATCGCCATGCTTGGTATGCAAGCGATTTTCTGGGAAGGTGTTTCGGGGGCCGCTTTGGCTATCGATTGGTTTTTGGGAGAGATTGGTAGAATTGTCCCCTACTTTGATTATGTCGTTACCGGCATTTCATTGGCGATGGGGAGCATATACGCCGCGATCCTTGCCGGCAGACTCGATTTAGCTTGGAGCATTGTTTCTAATGCAATTCAGCAGCAAATCCAGTTGATGATAAACTTCGTTTCCAACGGTTTTAACGCGGTTCTATTGGGAGTTAAAACATTAGCAACGACAATCAAATTTGCCGTTTTGAATGTTCTAAACACAATGGCATTGGGTTTTGAGATTGCCGTATTCGGCATGAAAAAAAGCTTGCAGTTGCTTGTGGTGGGATTGAAGAAAGCTTTGGATGTTATCGGACAAGGGCAATTGGTTGCTGGAATTGCTGAATCGCTCGATCCGGGTACACTTCAGGAAATTGTGGCTAAACGGAAAAAAATCGGCGACGATTTGGCAAACCAACAACGTAACGAGCAATTTGGCAATGCGATGAATTTTGCCAATAAAGTTGTTGAAAACGAACGGAAGATTGCCGATTTGCGAGAGAAGGGGGCTTGGTTCGCCGATCAAGCACGAAAAGCCCAAGAGGCTTCGGGAATCGAAAACTTCCAAGATAAAGCCCAACAAGCCCGCAAGGATTTGAATAAAGCGATCCAAGCAGTTAAACGACCAGCAGTTGATCCAAAGAATACCAAGAACCCAATTCAACGGGCTAACGATATGCTTTCCCAAGATGCTATGCTTGGTAAGTATATGAAATCCAATGCCAGAGGTACGTTTTCGGCAATTGCTTCCACCTATTTAGGACGCGAAGCAACCGACTATGATAAGCAAACAGCCAAGAATACCAAAGAAACGGCAGATGCCGTTAAGAACATGGGCGTAGTATTCGCATAGGGAAAACATATGGCAATTAAAGTTCGTTGGGTTGCTGCTCACGATGGGGAAGCAGATAAATCCAGTGGTAGGGCTCGATTAGAATTCATCGCTTTTGATACCGATGAAACCCGATACAACAGCAATTCCATTAGCGATTTCGGTTCGCTTGTGAATGATTGCTATTTAGCGGTTTTGTCGGCAAGCCCGCTAACCTTTCAGGGGCTTACAAGGAAATCGATATCCTGGCGGGAAGACGACAACCGTACTAAACGGTTTATCTTCGAAGTCAATTATTCTTGGGCGTTGGAAGAATCGGTTCGAAGGTGGTCGTTTGATACCGCTGGTGGAACATTTCGAATTACCACTTCACTTTTCACCACGGCATACACCAAGCCGGGAGGGTTTGCACCCAATTTTCAAAACGCTATCGAGGTGCGTGACGGTAAACCCGAAGGGATCGATATCACAATCCCCGGTTTGAAGCTTACGTGCACGTATCGCCACCCGGTTTCATCGCCAACCGTCAATGCTTCTACGATTGACAACTATATCAAAATGCTTTCCAACCTCACCGGCACAACCAACAATGCAACTTGGTTGACCTATGAACGTGGAGAACTTTTGTTTTTGGGTGCTTCGGGCGAATACGTTCCCAACAAGCCGGCAGAATTCCAGTACCATTTTGCCGCTTCGGCAAACGCAAGTAATTTGACCATTGGAACGATTACCAATATCGTCAAACGTGGTCACGAATATGTTTGGGTGCTGTTTGAGCCCAAAGAAGACGCAACGGCTCACAAGATGGTGCAAACACCTCTTGCCGCATATGTTGAACGTGTTTATCGAGAATCCACTTTTACTGATTTGGGGATCGGGTAAATGCCAAATCGTTATAAGGCCGGCGATCCATTAAAAATTTCCGCCGATGCGTGGAATCGAATGCTCGATATGATCGGGTACGATGTTTCGGCAACACCTGAATATACTAAGGGTTCCATTCTTCACCGATGGATATGGGCTAAATTTGCTCTACGACCATCCGAAAATGCAAATGTTCTTCCCGATGGCGTATTGCCGAGAGGCTCACCGGTACAAATTTTTCAGCCGTTAGATTTAACTAACGTTGACCCCATAGACTACCAAACATATCCACAAGATTTTGTTTATCAAGCAAGATCGGTAATGATGGATAATTACAACCCGCAAAATTTTGGAATTACCCTAGAACCTATTGTACCCGGTGAAATAGGTAGAGTTGCTGTAGATGGTATTGTTTATGCTAATTTCAAAATGCCTGACAATTTACCGTATACAGGAAGTGCATTAGTTGATGGTGCTAGGCAGTATTTTAACTATGTCCACCCGTTACCTTTTGACGACGACGATAGGTTTACCACTTTACGCGTCAATTCTTCTGGGTTCGCACAAGTGGTAGGGGACTGCATTGCCCTTGGCCGATCCCAAAATATCTTTTCCTACGAAATAACCGGATACACTGGTAATCAAGCCGCAGATGCTAGCGGGCCGGCAAACATTTACGGCTTATCATCCGGTGCTTGCTTTAATAGCAATTTGGTGTTGGAAAACACTTATCTTTTTTCAAACTCACAAATTCAATATGATTTTTTAATACCGGGCGATAAAGGCTTTTGCATATTTTCCAATTGTACCGGTAGATTCATGCCCATTACAAAACAGCCACAAAACTACATTGCTTATACAACAAATCAAGGAACCGCAAGAAACGGAAATGTCCCTGGTAGTGGTGCTGCTATTATATACCGTTTATCTAACGGATTACCAAAAACACTTATACCTATTCAAGACGCAACCAATCCCAGTTTTCCTATACCGCTATCCATTCAGTATTACAATCTTTCATCTGAAACGGTTGGTAACAATAAATGGATTCAATTAAAGTACGCGGCTAACAATTGGTTTGTGGATTTTGAAGATTGCGGAACAACCCCTTACAACAATCTATTTGACCCATGAGAAAAAAGAATAATCCGGGTTGTCCATGTTGCGGTTATCAGTTCCCTTGCAATTGCAATGCAACACAAACGCGTATTGAAGTTACGAATGCCGGCGATTCGATTACCATCCAAGGAGGGACTTCGGGTTCTATCCCACTTCAAAATTGTTCATTTCTTACGTTTACGGGCTTTTCTGGTATCAACGGCGTTTATTACGTCGATTGGCCGTTTGAAGGTGGCTATTTAGTTCTTGGCACTTGGAAAGCGACTAACGGCCCCCTAACAGATTCTTTGGGTGATAAATGGTGTTTGTTTGTGCGATTAGAAATGTATGTTGCATCAAACGATCCATGTTCGGCAACCCTATGCCTTTGCATCGTTAAATACAGATTGATCGACGAAACTGAATGTCCCAATGAAGATTACAATTCACCTTGCTTTTTTTGGAACCCCATTTTAAATCAAATTGATATTTGTGGTTCATTCGTCAACAATTCCAGTTTTAGATTTGCGTTTTGTGCAAACGAATCTGTAAGCATAAACCAACCGACTACGAACGGTTTATACGGTTGTGAAATGAAATTCTATTCGTGGTCTGTACAATCCTCACCGGTGCTTCTATGACGCAACTATGGACTTGCCCAAAATGCAATCGATCCTATCCGCATACAGGCGGGAACATCCGTTGTATTTGCAAAGAGAAGGTAAATAACTTCGTTTGCCGATATCGCAAAAGCCCGATTCAAAACGTGGATTGTGGGTGCAATGGTACAGCAGTCATTTACCAATGCGAAAAATATAATCAATGCTCGATTCGAAAAATCCCCAAGGGCAATTTTTGCAATGTCAAGATTTGTCTTGATTGTGACGACCGCGAGCATTTCCAACCCAAAAGAATCGGGTTTGCCCTAGTGGGTGCAAATAAAGTGGGCGGGGTGGAAACGTGGCTCAAATCGCTCATTGACGACGATGTAAGCGGAGTATCGACGGTTGATGAACCCTCGATTGACGATATCGGCGTACCAGTGATTCGTGATGCCTTTGACGAACTTGCCGACAATTCTGAAATCGTGTTCGTTTGGGGTGTTACCCGACCATTGCCACAAGGGCCTTTATACGTTGCCGTTCATCATGGCGATTTAAATAGTTCATGGGCAAATTCTGTTTTTCGGGCTCAGTCGAAATGGTGCAAGGCCGGCGTGGCGATCAATCCCGAAGTTGCCAAGCACTATGGGGTATTGTGGCGACCCAACCCTATCGATCCTTTACGAGGTTTGGCGAAAAACCTACCGACTATCGACCGCAACTACAAATACGTTTTGTGGAACCATCGCGTAGCTAGCGAAAAACGGCCCGATTTGGCCCTACAAATAGCCGAAGCCTTGCCGGATGGATGGAAACTCATCTTTTCCGGCGAACCTCGCAATGAAAGCCCTAAAGTGCTTTACGCGGGTCAAATACAAAATCCCGGCGATTGGATCGGCGTATCGCATGTTTTCCTATCGACCAGCGACCAAGAAGGGTTCGGTTATTCAATGGCGGAAGCCATTACAGCCGGCGTACCCGTTGTCTCTTCCCCGTTTGGGATCGGGCAAGACTATTACCCCGAATTCGTTTGTAGGCTCGATGCCCCGATTGAAAAGTGGGTGGAAAAGATCGTTCAGGCGTACAAATTCCCCTTTGACGAAGCGATCCACCGGGCCGAAAAGCTTATTCGGCTTCACGGTATCGAATGCAAAAAGCTATGGCGGGAAATAAAAAAGCCCTCCTAGTTTTCACTAGAAGGGCCAAACCGTTTAGGAATCTTCGCAACATCTAAAACGGTTATTTCACGGTTATTTTGTAATGCTCCAAAATCGCTTCTAGTCGGTCGATTCGAATCGATTTCCCTTTTGTGAGGAATGCGTACAAGGGAACCTTGTAAACGTCCAATTTGTCACCGAGGCTCGAAACCGTATCCCCCGCTGCTTCCATCTTCTTGAGAATGAGCGACCGGATTTTCGATTCATATCCCCGCTTGGGTTCACTGACCTTTTTCTTCGCTGCTTTTTTCGTTGCCGGCATGTTTGGGCTTTCTGTTTTTTAAATTGTCTCTAAGAATTTTCAACTCTCGGGGGGCATCGATAACCATACGATTTCCATCGCGTGTTACTTTGCTGTCCCCAATCCAAAACGATTCACCATCTTTTACCGTAATCACTAACATCTTTCAACCTCCGTGTAATCGAACCAAACGAATTTCCATCCAGTCATTCGCGGGGAAGCGATCTGCCGGCGGGATAAAATCGTTCTCTTTCTTTTCAATAAAATCAATATCGATTTGATCGTAAATATCGTCCAACCAATTTACCTTGATTATTCGAATGGCATCTTCCATCGTTGCCGCGTCAATGACGACGACGATGGAAGTGTATTTGGTGGGGTTATCCCCGTATCCGGTTGCCCAATACCCACGAACGTTTTCCGTAGGTGGGTAAATGAGCGAACGGTAATCTTCGGAACCGGAAAACTTAAATCGGCACCAATATCTATTTTTTGGCATGGTACTATCGATATTGTGCTGACCAATAGACGCGACCATCGGCAGATACCGCATAGGCTCTTGCCACAAGGCGATAGCGTTTTGTGGTGCAATGGTTTGGGTTGTTGACGGACATACTTTGACCTACGCCGGCAAAACGGCATCCGGGGGCAATCCCCAAAAAATGTCCCACTCTTCCACGTTGGGCTTGGATTTGTGCTTCTCGTTGTGCAAAAGCATATGCGGCTTCATCGTTTCTGATTTCGCCGGCGATAGCTGCGATTGATAGCAGAATCCATAGTGTAAATACTCTCATTTTCTCAAAATCCTTTTTATTTGCCTCTTTTGATATCCATCAGCCCTGACCATCAGGGCCAAAAGTTTTTCTTTTGCTTCTTCTTTTTCTTTCCCCTCCTCTGCTTTTTTATAGGCAATAACAGCGTAAAGCAACGTGTTATTGCCTAACCTTGGGCCTTTTCTTGGTTGCATACTCATTACCTCCACGCAAACATTATCGTAATCTGTAAACCGAGTCAATTACTATTTTTGAAAATTTTCGACCACCGACCACCGACCACCGACCACCGACCACCGACCACCGACCACCGACCACCGACCACCGACCACCGACCACCGACCACCGACCACCGACCACCGACCACCGACCACCGACCACCGACCACCGACCACC